GAGCAGGTTTACACCCTATGTAATCGCCATCATGTAGCACTGCACGGTGTGTATGGTAAAACTCCAAAACCAGGGTCGGAGCCTAAGCAACAACACTGGATTGAACGACAGCGAGAAAAGCATCAAAGCGGTTCGGAGACAATACCTAAGCAAAGTTTTGGCGGGTTCTTCAGCGAATTTTGCTAGGGAAAAATTATGGGTATCGTTACAAATCTGCGGCACTATTTGGTGGAAAAGCTAAATCCTGCCCAGTACAGAATTGCTGAATCGGAAGGCACACAAGTTGGCACCGATTCAAAACCGCTAACCAACATTCAAGCGTTTAAGCGGTTGGAGTCAGTTAACAGGTCGGTAAGTTTGCTGGTATCGGCAGCGGCCTCCTTAGACTATGACGTAAAGTCAAAAGTAAATGATGGCGTAACAGTGGGCTTGCGTCAAAAAAGTTTGAGCACACTGCTCAACTTCCGTCCAAATCCTTATCAAAGTGCAGTGGAGTTTCGTCAGTGCTTATTCACTGACCTAATCTTGGAAGGCAATGCGTTTGTGCACTTTGACGGTACGTTCTTGTACCATCTACCCAGCGCAAATGTCGAGATCTTAACAGACACCAAAACGTTTATTAAAGGCTACCGCTACAACGGTGCGGTCGACTTTAAGGAACAGGAAGTCTTTTACTTCCGTGATGTTAGTTCGGAATCGATTTACCGCGGTGCTAGTCGCCTAGACGCAGCCGAGCGTAGTATAAAGATCTTATACTCAATGCAGCAGTTTCAAGAACAGTTCTTTGATAACGGTGCTGTGTTTGGTTTAGTGTTGACCAGTGAAAATACACTGTCGCAGGTCGCCAAAGACAAAACCATCAACTACTGGCTGCAAAAATACAATTCGAAAAACGGCGGCAAGCGTCCGGTCATCCTGGACAGCGGGTTAAAGCCACACAATATTTCGGATACAAACTTCAAAGAAATGGATTTTGATCAGTCGATCAAAACACATAGTGAGAAGATTATGGCGGCTGTGGGCGTGCCACCACTGTTATTGATGGGTGGTAACAATGCTAACATTTCCCCTAATCTGCGCTTATTTTACTTGGAAACAGTACTACCAATGGTTAGGCGGTATGTTTCCAGTCTCGAACGATACTTTGGATACGATGTGGAACCAATCACAAGCAGTGTTAGTGCACTGCAGCCTGAACTCAAAGACATTGCACAGTATCACGTAAGTTTAGTAAACGGCGGCGTTATCACTCCAAACGAAGCCCGCAAAGAATTGCGTTATGATCCGCTAGCCGGTCATGACACATTGAGAATACCGGCTAATATAGCCGGTAGTGCTGCTGATCCATCGCAAGGTGGTAGACCAGAGCAATAAAGGAGTATTATGGTAGACAAAGAAAAAATACTGTACTTTAATAGTAAATTTACTGCAAAGGCACTACCACAAGACGATGACGAAGATCAGAGCATAATGATCGAAGGTTACGCGTCTACCAACGACAAGGACCGCCACGGCGACGTGGTGCCCACAGGTGTTTGGGAAAAGGGACTACAGGAATACGTAAAGAATCCTGTTATTCTTGCTTATCACAACCACACAATGCCAGTTGGTAAAATGGTAGAACACAAAGTGGACGATAAGGGATTGTGGATTAAAGCCAAGATCTCTGATGCGGCCGGGGATGTGTACAAGCTCATTAAAAAGGGCATTTTGAGTGCTTTTAGTATTGGCTTCCGCATTAAGGATGCAGAGTACAATACAGCGGCGGAAGTTTTCTTAGTTAAAGATTTGGAACTACATGAAATTTCAGTAGTGTCAGTGCCAGCTAATCAAAACACTTTATTTAACCTTTCCAAGTCGTTTGACACAGACGAGGAATATAGTTTATTTAAACAGCAATTTGCACCCAGCGGCGAGTCAGCTAAAGGGCTAGAATCCTCAACGGAAGCAAAGAGCGACATTACAAAGGAATGGAACATGGATCCAAAAGATTTAGAAAAGATGCTAGCCGACGCTGCTGCTAAGGCTGCTGAGCAGGCCACAAAGGCTCTAGTTGCTGCTCAAGAAAAGGCTGCTGCTGAGAAGGCTGCCCAAGAAAAGGCTGAAGCTGAACTGCAAGCCCGCATCAAGGCTGCTGTTGCTGCCGTTACTCCTACTGAAACCGGTGCTGAGAAGCTGCTGGCTGAAGTTGAAAAGCGTTTCGAAGCCGAGCGCGCCGAGCAAAAGAAGGCTCTAGAAGGCCTGGAAAGCGCCCTAAAGGAAAAGGCCGCTGAACTGGAAGCTATCCAGAAGAGCCGCATGCAATTCACCGACAACAACCAAGGTGAACTAAGCTACGCAGACAAGGAAAAGGCTGTTCTGCTGGCTAAGATGAGCGGCAAGAGCCTGGAAAGCACCAAGTATGGTCGTCAACTGGTTGAAAAGGCCGGTGCACACCTGCCAAGCAATACCTGGGAACTAGAAGTTAGCCTGCAAATGGAAAACGAAGTTCGCCGTCGCCTGGTGATCGCTCCTACTCTGCGTGCTATCGCTATGCAGACCAACGTTATGACCATCCCTGTAAACCCAGAGGCTGGCATGGCAACTTGGGTACAGAACAACCAGTTCGGTACAAGCAACAGCGCCGGTGGCAATGCTACTCACGCTCTAAAGGAAATCACCCTGAATGCATACAAGGTTGCTACAAACGAGTATGTCGCTTTCGAAGAGGAAGAAGACGCTCTGCTAGCAATTATGCCAGTTGTACGTGACGCAATGGTTCGCCGTGTTGCTCGTGCAGTTGACAAGGCATTCTCGCTGGGTGCTGGTGCAGGTGCTGATCCTGTTAAGGGTCTGGCCGCTTATGACGCCGCAAGCGCCGTAACTCTAGATATCAGCAATGCTGATAAGCTAACTGTTACAGCTCTGCGTGCCGCACGTCGTGACCTAGGTGCCTGGGGTCTGGACCCAGCTGAAGTTATCTACGTTGTCTCTACAGAAGGTTACTACGACCTGCTAGACGACGCTAACTTCCAGACAATGGACAAGGTTGGTACACAAGCTACCTTCTTGACAGGTCAGATCGGTACTGTTGCAAACAGCCCAGTGCTAGTAAGCGCTGAGTTCAACAGCAAGGCTGCTGGTGAAGTTGCTGCTATTGCATATGCACCAATGAACTTCCTGGTTGGCAATCAGCGTGGTCTCCGCGTTGACACAGACGACCTGGTAGAGACACAGCGTCGTGTAATGGTTGCTAGCCTGCGTACAGGTCTAACACAAGTTACAACAAACAACGGTGCTGGCGTAAGCGCTATCCGTTACGTAGCTTAATTTTTTAAGCAGGACAGGGATTGAAAAATCCCTGTCTTTTAATTGGATTTTACAGAGTCCAATTAAAAGACAGGAGGACTGGTTGATGGCAGACTTAATTACGAAACAAGAGTATAAAACATACGCTGGCATCAACAGTACTAACCAAGATGCCGAGATTGAATTACTAATTCCTAAAGTATCGGAATTAGTAAAAACTTACTGCCGACGCAGCTTTGTAGACTTTGTCGACGAAGCCAAGGTGGAAGTGCTTAATGGTGGCTACGACAAGCTAATCTTAAAAGAATCTCCAGTTACACAAGTTATCAGCGTTGAGTTTAGTCAAGACTACGGTAAAACTTACACAAAACTAGTGAAGTTTACAGACTGGGTTCAAAACGGTGATTACATTTTCTCTACTGGATACCCAGTATTCAAAGAAAATTTAAACGGCTACAAAGTTACTTACTTTGCTGGATACGAAACAGTACCACAAGATTTGAAGCTGGCTGTAATGGATTTGATTACTTACTATCGCAAAAACGATAGTGCGATTCACAGCACAAAGTCGCCAGGCACAAACAGCGTGCAGATTGAATATATCAGCACCACTAACCTGCCGTCACATATTAAGCGTATCCTAGACCTGTACACGGCGGATTATACGTAATGGATCAGCAAGGTAAAAATCGGGTTGGTGACTTACTAAGTCAGGTAAGTACCGAAGCTGCTCGTAAAACACAGCTTGATGTTAGACTGCATTTTGTACCTATCAACGTAAAAGCTTTAGAGCGCGCACTAAGCGGAAAAATTACTTTTACTAGCGAAGAACTTCGCGAAGCTTATGAAGTAGCACTAAAGGCTATAGATCAGCCACTAACTGATGCTGAGTTACGAATATTGCCTAGTGATCCTGCTAAGCGTAAGCGCGAAGAGCAGCGTATACTAGAAGAGCGTGCTAATAAGTTAAACAGTTTTGTTTTTAACTACGAAGATTTGCGTAGTCGCTTAGTAAAGTTTATAGTAGCCAGACATAAAAATCACGTAGTTATTGTTGGCAAGAACTTTACAAATAATGGTAGAGTATTAACTGCTGAAGAATTGCGTACACTAACGCCTTGTGTAGTGTACGAGGGCACTAAAGCAGACAGCAATATAATTGGTGCTCTATACGGTGGCTACAGGGCTACTCAAAGCGGATTATTTACGCCGTTTTTGAACACAGAGATCAAGCGGTTTATTGATACAAAGATTTACGCAGACGATCCTGGATTCAGTCCCGGTTTTGACGTTGGACACATACTTGGCGACAGCAGGCTAACACAAACAGCCTTAGGTCAAAAGATACTTAACGTATACGAAAAGATTGACAGCCTTTTAAAAGAGGGTGAGCTTAGTGGTTCCCAAGCCATAACTATTAGACAAAAAGTTGATGGTGTATTCAATGAACTAAAGTCTAGAAGTTCGTACGGCAAGGATATTGAAGCTACACTAACACAAGATACTCGTGGTGCCCTGCTGGCTGTAGACGCACTAATAGTTATTGTACAAGAACGCGTAGAAAACCAAAAATTTTACGGAAGTTTAATTGAAGGTAGACTAGGCGGCTTACTAGGCAGAATGTTTACTAGCCTAGGCTTCTCAAAGTCTCTAA